GTACATACAACAGGATACCCCGTGCACCCCCTGTCACCTCTGTAGATATTACGATAAGATTTAGCCCCCTGTCAACTGAATGTATTTACTTTTGTATAATCTGTGGCAAATATGTGACAATGGTATAAGATTTATCATAAGGGAAATACACCATAGCATTATACCTTTGTCTTATCCCTTTGTAATAACTGACAAATATAATTGTAATAAGCTTAAAGACACGTTTGGTTTATACAGTTATAATATAACACCGATATTAATTCTTTTACTGGTCATTATTTATTTGTCATTATCTAGGTTCTAATCCCTTGTCTTGTATCAATTTGATATTCTTTGTGTCATATAAACAAGGACTTTAAAATTAATTTACATTTATTTAAACTTTTTTCTTTACATTTTGAAATCTTTAAAACTATAAATAGGGACAACTTAAACAATTAGGATTTAATCAAATGACAACTATGGTATCAATTCACAGAGTAAAAAGCATAACAAAAAGAATAAGCATTCAAGACACTGGAACAATAGCAATCACATTATCAATATTAGATGAAAACGATAATAGAAATGACGTGACATTCTTTGGGAAAGATTTAAAAGAGATGGCATTTATTGATTGTGAATTCTCAGATTATAGAAATAGTTAACTTTAACATTGGCATCAACTATTGGTGTCAATTGTAGAATTAACTTTATAACCTAAAACAGAAAGAGAAATAATATGACAAGCTCAGTAAAAGAACATGTACTATCAATCGTAAAAGATATTGAGAATGGGTATGAAACTGATTGTTGCCCTGAGTGTGGAACTCACACGATCTGGTCGGAAGATGAATACTATAAAGAATGTGAGTGTGGTACTGATGTAAACAAAATAATGAGTGGTTGGGATTACATTAAAGATACAATGGAAACAAACTACATTGTTAATAGTTCTAATGAATACTTAGGTTCTAGATTGTTAGTAGCTTTTGGTGGTCCTAATATATGGATTGATACCCACAAACAAACAGTTGAAGGTCATTGGTGGGGTGATAGCTTTACAGCTTCATACTATAGGGATGAAATGGACATTGACAACGCAAGTGAAGAATTATTTAATTGTATTTAATATTATTGGTGTCATTCACTAACGAGTGGCACTAGATAATACTAAACTTAAAACAGAAAGAGAAATAAAATGAATTGGAATACATACACAACTGATCTAGACATCCCTAACAATTGGAAATGCACTAGCTATAATAATGACGCATTGCCAAGCTATCAAGTCAATGGTTTGCACATTTGGATAGATAGCCACCACACAACAGAACGTCAAGCAAATGCTCATGATATATATGGGCTAGGCGTTGGCGATGCATTGCCTCCAAGATTTACAGTGTTCAATTCAGATTTCTACAATGGATTGGTTACAGATGAAAGCCCTGAGTTACTCGCAACAGATAGCTTTAAAGAACTATTAGAATTCGTAACAACAAAAGGGATAAAATAAAATGAATGTATTAAGTTTATTTGATGGTCTATCTTGTGGACAAATTGCCTTAAATAATATTGGTATTAAACCAAGTAAATATTATGCTAGTGAAATAGATAAGTATGCAATCAAGGTAAGGGATAAAAACTTTCCTGATACAATTGATGTCGGAGATGTCACAAAAGTTTGTGCAGCAAATTTGTCACACATAGATTTATTGATTGGTGGCAGTCCATGCCAAGGTTTTAGTCGTGCCAATGGTGGTAAAGAATTAAACTTTGATGATCCAAGGTCAAAGTTATTCTTTGAATATGTTAGGCTACTAAAAAAATTAAAACCTAAGTATTTCTTATTGGAAAACGTCAACATGAATAAAGAAAGTTTAGATATAATATCTGAACAACTAGGGGTGCAACCTATCATGATAAATTCTGATAGGTTTGTACAACAGAATAGAAAAAGATATTACTGGACTAATATTCCATTAGGTGAATTACCTGATAGACCTGATTGGAAAGGTGACTTTTATCAATGGCGTAGGACTTATTATAGAAAGAATAAATCAGGGGTGTCACCTTGTTTGACTGCTAACATGGGAACAGGTGGTCACAATGTACCATTAAAATCTGAGAACAAACAAGACAAGCTATCTCCTAATGAATGTGAAATGCTGCAGGGTATACCTAAAAATTATACCAGTGGTGTTAGTAATTCACAGAGATACAAAATGATTGGTAATGGTTGGACAATACCTGTAATAGAATTTATACTAAAAGGGATAAAATAAAATGATTGATAAAGATATAATAATGAATTTAACAGACATAGAAATTTCATGCTTAGAAATTGTTTCATGTAATTTTGAAACGCAAGCTGACATAGAGAAAGAACTCTATAGAATTGCAGAGCTATGCAAAACTTTGTCAAATGAATTAAGAGATAGGATACAAGAGGATGAATAAATCTTTAAGCTATTGTCCTGAGTGTTTAGTCAAATCATATATGCGTAAGCTTAAAGTAATTGACACAAGAGACTATTTTAAATTAGGATACCCATCAATTAAACGTAGAAAGAAATGTCTTTATTGTGGGTATAAAGTTAACAGTGTAGAAATATATTTAGAGAAAGGGAAATAATTAAATGGAGTATCATTGGCAACCGTTTGAGTATCATGCACCACAAGATGTTTATGACCTTATTGACAACCTTACATACGAAGTAACAAGTATATTAGAAAAAGGAGAAATTTAAATGGATGTTCAAGATAGATTAAGACTTGCTCATGAAACAGTATGCAAGCAAGAAAATAAAAGAATGCGTGAAGTTTTTAACATACGCAATTATAAAGAAGGTGACCAGTGGACTGCACAAAAGAATAGACAGGCTACAGGTGCTATAGGTGGCAAGAATAACAAACTCAAAAGACTTTGGGTAAAAGAAAGGGTAGCAAAATGAGTAACAAATATTTTAATGTAGATAAATATAAAAGAGATGAGGAACGTAAAGAGAAACTTATGACAGCATTTGTCTATTCAGTTTTATGGTTTGCATTTATTGGTGTTATGTTTACGTTTAGTTTTACAATCAATACAGTATGGGAGTTAATAAAATGAGTAATAAGATAAGTTTGGAAGGGTGCTATACAGTTGCGGCGTATGCTGAGATAGAATTGCCAGAAGGTAAGACAGGTGAAGATATACGGCACGTCTATGACAAATGGGGTACGTTATACATAGAGCTAGACGATGGCAAAGTGTACGAGTACATGATTGATTATGGTGATGTTGACAGTAAACGACTAGACTATATGGATTTATACACAGATGAAAGGGAACTACTAAATGTATAGAGTTAAGACATATGATAGAAATGGTAAGTTAATACAAACTTATTGCAGCTATAATAGAGCTACGTTAGAAACTTATGTGAGTTCGTCACTAGATAAGGTGAAGGGTATTAAACATATTAAGAGTTGGGAGGAGGACTATGATGAAATCTAAACCATTACATAGATACCACAATGAATTAATCAAAGAGATAGATGATGCTGAGTGGTTGGATAAAGAAATATCTGACCACGAGAAGCAAGAGAATAAAGAGTATCTTATATCTTTAACTAATGGTGGTAAGACATACCGTAATTAACCTATAGAACCCTTGTCAGGGACAAGCCCTAGGGTATCAACATTATTTAATCTGTCAAGAGGGAAAATAAATTAAATGGATTACAGAGCATACATAAGAAGAGGCAAGCAAGAACTTGAAGTCTTTGGACAGGTTTGGGATGACGGTTCTGGCTACTGGGATGACCACCATTTCATTGTAGATAAAGAACCAGAGTTTGCTATCACAGAACTATATGACAATGAAGATAGAGAGATCGTTAAGCTTACCACCTTGACACCTGAAGAAATACAGGTCATTTTAGATATGTTTACACAAGATTATTGGGATCAAATATTATGAGTAATTGGTTAAGCCATAAGGAATGTCCATATGAGGACTGTGGCAGCACAGATGCCTTCAGCTACAATACTGAGAGCTGTTCAGGCAGGTGTCATAGCTGCGAAAGAGTTTATCCTAGGACTAAAGATAGTAAGTTCGAATGGGCAGAAGAAACATACCCTGTAATGGGGCAAGAGCAAAAGGATGGATGGGATATGAACCCACAACAAACGCAGATTAAACCTGTACCTACCGAAGTACTAACATCAGTGTACAGGTCAGTAAGATCAATAAGCAGAGAGACTATGCAGTTCTATGGTGTTAAGACATACCTTGACAGCAATGGTAAAGAGGTGAAGCAAGAATACCCATACCCTTCAGGTGGTATAAAGACTAGATTTTTTCCAAAAGAATTTAGAGCTACCAACCTTAAGTCAGATGAACTATTCGGTATGAACCATTGGAATGCTGGGTCAGGTAAGATTGTCACCATAACTGAGGGTGAACTAGATGCTATGTCAGCATACCAAATGTGTAATTCAACTAAGTATTCATCAGCTTTTGTGTCACTACCATCAGCTACACCATCGAATAAACTTTGGACTAAAGCAGCAGATTGGTTAGGATCATTCGAGAAGATCATACTATCCATTGAACATGATGAACAAGGGAATGCTGTAGCACAAAGGATAGCTAACCTATACCCTAACAAAGTATACAGGGTACAACATGACAAATACAAAGATGCTAATGAGTTCCTAGAGGCAGGTGCTCGTAATGAATTTTATAATGCATGGTTCAATGCTAAGAAGTATACACCTGAGAACATAATCAATACATCAGATCAGTTCCTTAAGATGTATAACAATAGTGAGAGCCATGTGTATGTCGAGACAGGGGTACAAGAGTTCGATGATTTATGTATGGGTCTGATGCAGGGTCACTTCACCTTGTTCAAGGCACAAACAGGTATAGGTAAGACTGAGTTCATGAGATACTTAGAGTACCACATACTTACCAAGCACCCTGAGATAAGCATTGCAGCTTGGCATATGGAAGAGACAAAACTTAGATCACTACTTGGGTTGGTGTCATACGAACTAAAGGATAACCTGACACGTAAGGATCTCATAGCTCAGGCTAGTGCTGAACAGAAAGTACATGATGCTATCGTTAAGCTAACCAAAGATGAGAGACTATATCAGTTCTTCTTGAATGATGAGGATGACCCTATAGATATACTAGGACACATCAGGTATTTGTCACAAGCATGTGGTGTTCAGTATATATTCTTTGAACCTATCCAAGATATTGCAGCTAACATGGGTGGTGATGAAAGCAAAGAACAATTCCTAGCTGATCTATCTGTCAGGCTATCTAAGTTAGCTGCTGAGTTAGGTGTTGGCATTGTAACAATCGGACATACCAATGATGATGGTGCTGTTAAGTATTGCCGTATGATAGAGCAAAGAGCATCAGTTGTTGTTGAGTTACAACGAGATAAGATGTCAGAAGATATTGATGAAAGAAATACAACCAAACTTCTTGTCACAAAGAACAGACCAGTTGGACCGACAGGATATGCAGGTCAGTTGACTTTCAATACAGATAGCTTTACTCTGTCAGAAAAATATGGAGAGTACTGATGCAAGAACTATTAGAATATGATCCTTTAGTTTACATAGCAGCATGCATTTATTTTGTGGGTATTGTTAACCATTACATACTGATGAATACGATACACATAATACTTGAAGCACCTAGGAATACTACAACTATGAGAATGAAAGCTATCATATGGCCTTGGGAATTAGCTCTATGTTTATGGGCTACATGGCAAGACAGGGATTACGAATGAAAATATTAGCAATGGACATTGAGACTGACGCATTGGATGCTACTAAGATACATGTCATCTGTGCTCAGGATGTTGACACCAATGAGAAGTACCAGTTCCTTAATGTTTGTACCATACCTGAAGAGAGAGAAGCCTTCTACTTACTGTGTCAACAAACAGATAAGTTCGTATTTCACAATGGGATAGGGTTCGATGTTAAAGTAATAAACAAGCTGCTGAACCCCTTACTCATAGCATACCCTGAGATTATTAAACCAACTGATGTCATTGACACATTGATTATGTCAAGGCTTATAGACTACAGCATCAAGGGTGGTCACAGTCTCAAGGCATGGGGTCAAAGGCTAGGTGAGTTTAAGATTGGGTTTGATCAGTTCGAAGTATTGACACAAGAGATGATTGACTATTGTCATCAGGATGTTGAGGTTACAGTTAGACTATACAATAAGTTTAAGTCTAGTATCTTTGACCCTGATCTACAGGATGCTATCAAATGTGAACATGACATACAGATCTTATGTGAAGAGATGACAGACGCAGGGTTCTACTTCGAGAAAGATAAAGCTGAACACCTCTTGGATGAGGTTGAGCTACGCATGATAGAACTAACTGAAAGTTTCCAACGTGATTTCCCACCACAATTAGAAGAGGTGAACAGGATTAAGTACCGAAAGAAAAAGGATGGTACTGTTATGTCAAGTGTAAAGAAAGCACAAGAGAAATACTTTAAGACAACAGTTGATTGGTCAGCTAACCCACCCGACTTAGTGTGCTACGATTGGATAGAGTTTAATCCAGCATCACCTAAGATGAGAATAGAAAGACTATGGGAAGCTGGTTGGCAGCCATATGAGAAAACAAAGGGACACATACAATATGATAGAGAACAAAAACAGAGATCGTGGAGATAAGTTTGCACGTTATGGTTGGACATTATCTGAAGCTAACCTTGAGACACTACCTGATGAAGCCCCTGCAGGTGGCAAAAGATTAGCTGAGTGGTTGACACTTGAAGGTAGGAGATCATCTTTGGTTGAATGGCTAGGACATTGTGGTGATGACCACCGAATACATGGTAGGTTCACACACATTGGGGCATGGACAGGACGTATGGCTCACTCAGCACCTAACCAAGCTAACATACCATCTGAGTTTCACGGTACACCTAAGTCAGCTGTGGAAGAGGTTAAGCATAGATACGATGGACAGTTCCGTGCCTTATGGGGTGTTGAGAAAGGTAACTACCTAGTGGGTACGGATGCTGAAGGGATTCAGCTGCGAGTACTTGCACATCTAATGAAGTCAGAAGAATATGTGGATGCTATTGTGTCAGGTAAGAAAGAGAACGAGACTGACATACACAACCTGAACAAGAAAGCATTAGGTATGTCACACATAACAAGAGATGATGCTAAGACTTTCATCTATGCATTCCTACTAGGGGCAGGTACAGGTAAGATAGCTCAGATACTACGTGTCAATCAACGTGAGGCTAGTCAATGTGTCGAGAACTTTATGGAATCAATCCAAGGACTTGCTAACCTAAAGAAAAAAGTCATACCACACATAGCTAAACGAGGTTGGTTCAAAGGTATGGATGGACGTAAGGTTCTAGTACCATCTGAACATAAGACACTCGCAGGTATGCTGCAGAATGGTGAGTCTGTCATCATGAAACACTCAGCACTACAATGGGTACGTCAAGCTAAGGATAAAGGTATAGACTTTAAGCTTGTCACATGGCCTCATGATGAATGGCAGACTGAAGTGTGTGGTAATTATGCAACAGCTGAGGAACTAGGTGCTATGCAACGTCAATCTTTTGTTGACATAGGAGAGAAGTTTAATATGGTATGCCCATTAGCAGGGTCAACTGACATCGGACGTAACTGGAAGGACACTCACTAAATGTTTCCCTATCTTGTAGCACTTTCACCTATAATTTTTGTATTGACAACACAATTAATTATTTATATTGTAACTAAATCAGAAGCTAAAAAAGGAAATTGATATGGCTGATAAAAAGAAAACTAAATACGGTATATTCGAAGGATCTTTATACTATGCTCGTGTATTCCAAGACAACATGGACAACTCAGATTACCATGTAAATACACAAGGTCAGTACAACACAATGTTTGTACCTAAAGACAGTGAAGAAGTTAATCGTATGATTGCAATGGGTTTCCCTGAGACAGCAATGGGTAACCAAATGATTAAACCTATTGATGCAGCAGGTGGTAAGGTAGGGATGAAACTTAAACGTCCTAACGTACACCCATCTGGCATTGATGATTTCGGTGGCGCACCTTCAGTAACCAAAGGTACTACAAGTTCTAAGTGGGACTTTGTAGAGGATGGTGCACTAGGTAATGGTACAACAGCTAAGGTTAAGCTATCTATTTATGGTGAAGGATCAACAGCATCTGTACGCCTAGAAAAGATTGGTATCTTAGAGCACGTACCATATGAAGAATTAGCCACAGAAGATCGTTGGTAAAAGTTTCCCTCTCCGACTTGGGCATCCCTTAATTGGGGTGCTCTTTTTAATATATAAAGGATTATATCTATGTTGACAAAACCTAAACAGGTGCTAGTAGATGGTGATCCGTTTGCATATCGTGCAGCTTTCTCATGTGAGAACGATCCAGTTGAGGATGCACTAGACAAACTAGATGAGATACTTGAGCAATCACTTAACGAAGTGATGTGGGAACTAGACCCTGAGCAGTACCAAGTATTCCTGACAGGTAAAGGTAACTTCAGGTACAAGTACTCGATTACACATGAGTACAAAGGTAACCGTAAGAACACAGAGAAACCTCAGCACCTACAAGATATACGTAACCACATGATAAAGAATTGGGATGCTGTTGTATCCAAAGGTGAAGAGGCTGATGACCTATGTGGTATATGGGCTACTAACTATGGTAAAGAATCTATTGTCATATCTATAGACAAGGACATGCTGCAGATACCATGCTCACACTACAACCCTAACAAACGTACAATGACAGAGATGGGTGAGTTTGAAGGCTTACGTTTCTTCTATACTCAAATCCTTACAGGTGACAAGGCTGATAACATCATTGGATTATACGGTATCGGCCCTAAGAAAGCTGATAAGATCTTGGCTGACTGTACAACTGAGGCTGGTATGTATGAGGAATGCTTACGTTCCTATGGTGGGGATGAGGCAAGGGTCATTGAGAATGCTAGACTACTCTGGCTTAGACGTTACGAGAACCAAATATGGGAGCCGCCTAAATGCGTTTCAGATCAGGCTTAGAGAAGAGGACAGCAGCCTACCTCAAGAAACTAAAGATTAAATTTGAATACGAAAAGATGCGTATCAAATGGCAAGACTTAAGATTTAAAACATATACCCCTGACTTTGTGCTTGACAATGGTATAATAATCGAAACAAAAGGGCGGTTCATTCACTCAGATAGAACCAAGCATTTAATGGTCAAGGCACAACACCCCGAACATGATATTCGTTTTGTATTCAGCAACCCTGCAGCTAAATTGTATAAGGGTTCTAAGACTACATATGGTGATTGGTGTACAAAGAACGGATTCAAGTTTGCAAAAGAAATTATTCCTGTCGAATGGACTAAAGAAAAGAAAAAGGGTAGTTGACAATGTTTGATTATGATAGTAAAATTCGTGCTCTTGTCCAAAATTATGGACTAGAACTTCTCCTTGAACAGAACGAAATACCAGAAGAGTATGTGGTGGCATGGCTTGTAGACGAGAAGAGAATAGATGTCGAAGATTACTTTAATCTAGATGCAGAATTAGAAGAATGGAAAAGGATAGAAGAGTGACTAAAGTAAAAACATTAGATGAGTATCAAAGGGCAGCTGCAACCACAGCTATTTATCCTGAGAATAGAGCATTAGAATATTTAAGTTTAGGTTTGTCAGCTGAGGTTGGTGAGCTTACAGGTAAGTTAGCTAAGTGGTATCGTAAAGATGAGATGTCATACCCACATGGTGACGTATTAGATGAGCTAGGTGATGTACTGTGGTTTGTCAGTGAGTTTGCTAGGCAACATAACACTAGCTTATCTAAGTTAGCAAATAGGAATATTAGTAAGTTGTCAGATAGATATGAACGTGGTGTTCTTAAAGGATCAGGGGATAAAAGATGAAAGCATTCGGACGTTGGTGGTATAGATTTATTAATTATCTGATTACATGGCAGCTACATAGAGATGCAGTTAAACATTTAAATAAGTTGACAGATAGGGAGTTAAAAGATATAGGTCTTACTCGTGGAGAAATTGATCGTATGATCTGGTTCAAAGAAGACAAGAAAGATAGGGGAACTAAAGAATGAATAACTACTTACCAACAGATTACCAAGCATTTATACATAAGTCACGGTATGCTAAATACTACGAAGGTAAAGGCCGTGAGTCTTGGGGTGACACAGTAGACAGGTACATGGATAATATTGTAGGTGACTTAGCTGACATAGTTACCAAGAAAGAAATCAAAGAAGCTATACTAAACTTAGCTGTTATGCCTAGCATGAGATCATTGATGACAGCAGGTAAGGCTGCAGAACGTGACAATACCTGTATGTATAACTGTTCATACTTAGCTGTCGATGATGTTAAGGCATTCGATGAGGCTATGTTTATTCTATTGTGTGGTACAGGTGTTGGGTTCTCAGTTGAACGTCAGTCAGTACAGAAGCTACCTGAAGTACCAACTCTATTTGTCAGTGAGACTAACATAGTTGTCAAAGACAGTAAGGAAGGTTGGGCTAAGGCTCTACGTCAGATGATCGCATTACTTTACAGTGGTGAAATACCAACATGGGATGTATCTAAAGTACGACCTGCAGGTGCACCTCTTAAAACGTTTGGTGGTAGAGCATCAGGACCTGCTCCATTGGTTGACCTGTTCACCTTTGTCATCAAGACATTTAAAGATGCACAAGGACGTAGGCTCTCATCATTAGAGTGCCATGACATTATGTGTAAGATTGGTGAGGTAGTTGTGGTAGGTGGTGTACGCCGTAGTGCTATGATTTCATTGAGTAATTTATCAGATGACAGAATGCGTCATGCTAAATCAGGTTCATGGTGGGACAACGATCCACAACGAGCATTAGCTAACAACTCTGTGTCATACACTGAGAAGCCTGACAGCTTATCGTTCATGAGAGAATGGATGGCCTTAGTTGAATCAGGTTCAGGTGAACGTGGTATCTTCAACAGGCAAGCATCTAAGGTACAAGCTGCTAAGAATGGTAGGCGTGATGCTGACTATGACTTCGGCACTAACCCATGCAGTGAAATAATTTTGAGGCCGTCACAATTCTGTAACTTAACAGAGGTAGTTGTAAGAGCAACAGACACACTGGACACCTTATCTGAGAAGGTAAGACTTGCAACTATATTAGGTACTATTCAATCTAACTATACTAAGTTCCCATACTTACGTAAGGTCTGGAAGAATAACACCGAAGAAGAAAGACTACTAGGTGTGTCGTTAACAGGTGTCATGGATAATCCATTGATGACACTCAAGAACAAAGGATTGGAGAAGACTCTTGACCATCTTAAGCAAATCGCCGTTACTACTAATGCTACTTGGGCTGAACGCCTTGGTATCCCTGTCAGTGCTGCTATCAGCTGTAATAAACCAAGCGGTACTGTCAGCCAATTGGTTGACTCTAGCAGTGGCATTCATGCTCGTCACTCAGCCTATTATATTAGGACTGTACGTGGAGACAACAAAGATCCGTTGACACAATTCATGATGGATCAGGGCATACCTAATGAGCCAGATGTAATGAAGCCAGATGCTACAACAGTATTTAGTTTCCCTATGAAAGCTCCTAAGGATGCTGTAGTTACAGCTGACATGACAGCCATTGAACAACTTGAGATGTGGTTGACTTACCAACGTCACTGGTGTGAACACAAACCATCTGTTACAATTAATGTTAAGAGTGATGAGTGGTTTGAAGTAGGAGCATTCGTATACAAACACTTTGATGAGATGAGTGGTGTGTCATTCCTACCTTTCAATGAACATACATACCAACAAGCACCATACCAAGATGTTGACAAAAAGAAATACTTAGAGACACTAGGTCAAATGCCTAACAAGATTGATTGGTCATTACTGTCAGATTACGAGAACGAAGACAACACAGCTGGAAGTCAGACAATGGCATGTAGTGGTGACGTTTGTGAGATGGTAGACTTAACCTAATGTTGACATCAGTAGGTATATATGTTGTAGTAATATTAGCCCTTGGTTTATTCCAAGGGTTAGTATAAAGTATTAGAGTAAAGGGAATACAAATGGCAGTTAAAAGACAATTCAGTAGGGCATTGTATGAAGCATATGATGGTAAGGCTAAAGACAGATTAGTCGAGTACCTCACCAGTGTAGGTCATACTATTGTCAGTACTGAAGAGAACTTCAATGTGGATGTTGTATCTCAGAAAGGTGACTACACCTACTTCAATGAGGCTGAGGTTAAGACAGGTTGGAAGGGTGATTGGAATACTAACTGGGCAGAGATAAGATTACCTGAACGTAAGGGTAGGCTTGTCAAACTATACAAAGAAAAGAATGGTGTGCTTAACTTCTATATCTTCAGGGCTGACATGCAGCAAGCATGGAGAATTAAAGACACCTTACTAACAGAAGAAAGCCTTAAAGAAGCTAAGGGTAGGTACATTACTAAAGGTGAGAAGTTCTTTCATATTCCATACACAGATGCTGAATTAATTAACTTAGAGAAAGAAGATGTATAATGGCTAAATGGAACTTGGATGCTCTGCGTGATGAGGTAGAGGAAGATGTTGTCAACCAACCACCACACTACGGTAACGGTAGGATAGAATGCATAGAATATATGAGGGACAACATGGATCACATGATGTTCATGGGTTACCTAGAAGGTAATGCTAAGAAGTATATGCATAGATACAGGTACAAAGGTAAACCTGTAGAAGACCTAAGGAAAGCCAAATGGTACTTAGAATATCTTATAAAGGAAATGGAAGGTGAATAATGTTTACCCCTATTATATTGCTGTGTTACTTGGAGACAACAACCTGTTTAACTTCAACTGACCAGACAGTCTATGACAACATGGATGATTGTGAATACAGTTTAAGGATTGGTGTAAGAGAGTTGCTCACAATAGAGGATTGGAATATAAAAGCATTCCAATGTTTAAGTTGGTACATTGACACATAAAAGTATTAAGCCCCTTGGATTTCTCCTTGGGGCTTTTCTTTATTTCTTTTTCATTGGTTTCTTTTTAACAGGTTTCTTTTTATTTGTACCCTTACCGTAGGGAACTTTCTTTCCGTTCTTATATGGCATAACGTTTCTCCTTTATTGTTTAGCCGCCCACATATTGTCAATCATATTAGGGTATTTCCTACCAGCTCTAGATGCTCTAGCTCTAGCCTTTTTCTTTTGTCCATCTGTCAACGGTTTAGATTTACCTAAAGACTTAGGACGTTTCTTTTTCCATACGGGTTGTTTATTAGCCATTACCACTTCACCTTGTTAGCCCAGTAAGCTGCACTCATCTTACCTTTTTTAATGTTCTTAGCATGACGTGCCTTGAATGCTTTGTTTCTAGCTGATCCTTTCGGACTACCTTTGACACCCTTCTGTCCAAACCTAATAATCTTTTCTTTACCACCAGCACAAGCTTTGACAACATGTGACTTAGTTTTGTGACTTGGTGTAGTCCTAGGGGAGTTACACTTCATCTTAGCTTTGTTAAGTTTCTTAGGCACGTTCTTACCTTTCGTTATTTAGAGTGGGTTATCTACTAAAGAATCGTATGCTTTCCATATATCATCTATTTCTGTTTGGTATTTGTCAAGCTTATTACCCAAACTATCAGTGATCCCAGTCGATCTCTCAACTTGACTACGTAAGTCAAGCAAGTCTTTCTGTTGTTCCAAGATTGTTTGCATCTGTGTACTAATCGTTGATAACCTTGTGTTAAGCCCTCTAACATCATTGTCTTGTACCGCCTGTTCTAGTGTTTGAATACGGGAACTCAAATCCCCAGCTTTCTTATCAAATGTTCCTGACTTAGTGACAACTGTCTCAATGCCTGACTCAACAGCATAGAACCTTTGTAATGTGTCATAGCCGTAGTATATACCACCACTAAGAGAACCTAAGATGGGTAGGGCAGCAGCTATGTACCACCCTTTGAATGTAAACCCACCAACTTTTACTTCAGTATCTTCTATCATGGCTGTGGATCACTGTTAGCTAATGAACCGTGTTGCATTATATATGTAGCAGCACCGTAGATGTCATCAGAGTCTTTCATTTCATCTGTTAGATAACCGTTCCAACCTGTAGCATTACCGTAGTTATCCCATGTAATGACAAATTCATCTACACTTTGTGTGTATGTTAAGGCTGAATAGTTACCTATGACAATGTTGTTTTGTGCTGCATAACTGTCAATGCTTGCTGTAAGGCTGTCAGTGTTAGCAGCTGCCATAAATGCACCAGCTTGTTGAGCATAACCTTCAACAGAATCTAATGCTTGGTTGTATGTGGCTACTTCAGCTGCATCTATAGAGTACTCCTCTGTAGCAAGCATGTCCTGTAGAGCTACCTGTTCAGGTGCTGTGTCAGCTTCCATTGCAACTTCTGCAACCGATGTAGCTGTCATAAGAACATCTGCAGCATCAACCAATGTGTCAACAGCTAAGGCTAAGTTGTTCATAGCAGCTACATGTTCTTGTACGAAGAGTTGTTCAGCTGATGTAGCTGTAGCATAATCATGCTCCATTACCTGATCGACAGCATCTAGGTAAGCTGTAAGCATAGCAGAAGAAATATGACCATCATCTAATGATCCGTCTACTATGACACCACCAACTTCAGCATAACCTACAGCACCGACACCTAACTGAATTGACAACTGTAGTCTGTTATCTATAACATTAATGCTATCAATCAGTGCTTGTAGTTTCTCTTCTCCTGTCTGTGCGTTTGCTTGTCCTGAAACGGTCACTAAGACTGAGCTTGCTAACAGTAGTTTTTTCATCTGACTCTTCATTTGATTCTATGTCCTCTCCTACCTTTAACAAGGTGTCCCAAAATTGTTTGTCATCTTCATACCCCACCACATAAACGGAAGGATTCTCTCTATACTTTAGTAAAGCATTCTTACCCATAAGAAGTTTACCAGTTTTGAAATCGTTTACAGGGCAGGGCGTATTAGCTAAAACCATCGCCTTAAATACAGCTGGATCTGCACATAAAATACTGATGCCAGAAATCTGTAAACCTAAACCTCCTACTTGCTGAGGTGCTCCTAATAGCCTAGCATTCTTACGCCTGTTACAGGAGTTGTCTTGCTGCATACCACCCGATGACAAACCTATGACACTTAACTGTATGCCTACAGAATTTGGCATTAAGCATGAGTCGTTACCACCGCCACCCATAATCGTAGGTGCTATACTGGACATGACAGGAGCTTTATCCCCTGCACCTGTCGCATTGTAGTTGTTGGTAACAGTTTCGTCTGTGTTGTTACTGTCTACTGTACTGTCTTGGTAATTGTTACTGAAGTCACCTGTAACATCATTGGCTAGTACACTGGTCACCAAGAACATCTTTAATATTAGAGTCTTGGCACATAAGCTGGACAGCTGCTTCATCTTTACCGATAAGAGATAGTGTTTGTGCATTTAAATTTCTTTGACATTTAGGCTCGTTGTTAGGACATACCGAAGGGAACTGTATTATTGTGGACGTACAGGCAATCAATACCAAAGCTAATACGAGGTAATATTTAATCACGTCTGTTGTCTTCCATCATAAGCCTGATTGACTTAATGTTCTCATCAATACGAGCTAGGGTTAAAGCTTGAGACTGTACAACCCTATCTAAAGTATCTATACGTACCTCATGTCTAAGTATCTCACGGGCGTTGTTCTTAACGGAGTTGTCAAGTGATGACACATACCATACAAGAGCTACTGTTTGACAGATGATAGCTACTACAAGAGTAACAGGTACTGTCTTCGATAAGTGCCAATCTGTATCTTTGTCCATCATTTTGTAAACCCTGCTCCGAAGTATAGGCCAACAATAGCTGACACAATGTGAGTATCTAGTGGTGTTATGACAAAGCCAGAGGCAGCTTGCCATCTTACAGTTTCGTTAGCACCAAGCAGCCAGTTAATAATACCACCCTCAACTTCAGTGTAACCTACGATAACGTTTATCTCAGGGTAGAATACAGCAACTAACTTAGGTAGTACAATGATAGCAAACACAGCTGATAGAGCTATAAGCCTACGTGTCCAAGCAAAGTGTTTGTCAGTCTTACCAGCTTCACGAGCTATGTTAACTTGTTCAGCATTAAAGTTAGCTCGTTCCATGAGCATCTTGTTGTTCTCTTGTTTAGCCTTAATGCTTTGACCCCATATGGACATGACCCCACCGAGAACGGTAGAGCCTAGCATTGTAATTAGTTCTAATGGTAATCCAAACATTTATTTATTCCTGTATTTGTTAGCTCTAGCTATCCACCCAGCAAGGTTCTCTCCGTACTGGTCAGGGTCAGACTTAACTAAGTTATTATAAAACTCTATACGAGCATCAGCATACTCTGCGTTAGTTATATTAACACCTTGAAGAGCCTTTAAAGTCTCAGGACCTACATAACCATCTCGTTTATCTTTAGGCATACCAGCCAATTTTTGTAGAATACGAACTGCATTTCGACCTGAGTTTATTTGCATATCAAACACAGCTTCTTGTAAGTTTACAGGCAACTGATTAAGTTTAGGTTTGTCAAAGTATATTTGTTTGAATATTTGACGAGCTTCATCTTCTGTCACAGCTTTGATGTCAGCTTCTGTAATTGTGTTAGGATCAACACCTCTAAATTCTGCTAAAGAATTGGGTGTCACACCCCTGTTAGTTCCTATCAAAGTACCATCAGGTCTATAGTTTCCTTTATCTTTAGGTCTATTCTGGAAACCACCTTCAGATATAAGTATTTCATCTAATGTGCTGTCTAAGTTTAAACCACCAATAGGACTTGTAACAATCTCTTCGTCAGGTTCTTTAGGTGTAGCTTCAGCATTAGACTCAAAGTCAATGTCTTCTAAGGGTATACCTATAAAATCTTCATTGATAGCTGCAGTTACCTCAGCATTCTGATCAGCTGTTAAGTTGTTGTTAGTAGCAACTGGAGTTGCATCATCCTCTTGACGAGTAAGTATCATAGATTCCATAGTAGATGGGTCACCACCTAACCTACGCCAGTAGTTAGCATATGTCTTGAACTGGTTGTTAGCTCGTGTAATCTCTGAGTAGTTTCTACCTAGAGCCTCAACACCCCAACCTCTACCACGTAACTCTGTTCGTTCACCAGTTGACAAAGCCCTACCACTATCTTTAATCATGCGGTAGATATTACCACCATAATACTTGTCAGCTTTAGCTTGGAATAAACCACCAGCCCACTCTGAAGGACTTGTAGTTTTCTCAGCTTTCAGTTTAACCTCACCAATACCTGTCAATTCAAATACTGTACTCTCTACAATACCTTTCATTGTGGTAGCAAAGATATTAGACTGAGACTGTAGTGCATCCTTTAACTGATTGACAGCAAGGGTATGGCCTTCAGGGTCTAACTTCTTGACAATATTTAGTTTGTCAAATACATCGTTGTCAAACAGTACGTCCATCGTTTCTTTACTTAAGAGTTTGTTTGATGTACTAACGTTAACTGTAGCTTGACCAACACCATTCAAGAATGAATCCCTATGTTCAGGTTGATTAAGGTTTATTGGTTGTGTTAACTTCACCTTAAAGTCAAAAGCATTGTTTATTGCATTTAATCTGTCTTCATCACTACGGTCTGTGGCTATTTCTACTTCTTCATTGTTGTGTAGTATGACAGCAGCAGCAACTTCAGCTTCAGGTAAATCAAATACATTTAAGTTAGTGTACACTGTGTCTTTAGTTTCTGTCTTTTCTAAAGTCTTTAAGATTTCAGGCCATTTCCTAGCAACATAAGTAGACCAATCAACTTTATCTGACAATAAAGCTTGAGCTAATATCGGGTCTGTCTTACCTAACACTTTAGCTTGCTTTAGAAGGGCTGCAGAAATCGGCTCCATTGCTGCCATAGTTTCAGCTGTAAGCATATCTTTGTCATACGTTTCAAGACGACCCAGAAGAGCATCTAATGTGTCAATCTGTGATTTAACAGGGGAGAACTCATCAGCTGTTATGTTGAGTGGTCTTGTAAGTTGAGACTTAGCTATATCAAAGCTAGTTCTTAGTTGAACCATAGACTCAGGGCTGACATCACCACCAGCTATTTCAGCTTGAAGACCTACTAAAGCAATAGCTCTAATGTTCTGTAGTACTTTGTTAGCATGAGGCATATATGACTCTTGGAATTCCATCTTAGATATATTAGATGCTGACGTTATGTACAATGCAGCAGCTTCAGAAGCCTTCATATCGTTTAAAGCTATAGTGGCTACATCTTGACTTGTGAAAGGTTTACCTGATTGACTTAACTTTTGTTCAGCTAGGAACATATATGCAGGGTTTTCTATTAACTGTTTGTTAGCTGCCTCAGCTGCTGCCATAGCAGGGTTAAAGGTTAGAGAACTTATATCAACACCTGTACGTCTGAATACAGCATCAGCTTCAGGATCACCTAATTGAAAACCTAAAGATTCATATGAGGATATAGCTGAGTTAATACCAGCCTTAAGGCGTGTTGGGTCTGTTACACCTTTAAGCTTGTCTAACTGTGTGACAAAATTAGCAAAGCCAGCTTTATTCAAAGAAGCTTCTGTAGGTTTACCTCTAGTTTGTGCTTTGGAATATGCATCCATAGCACCAAACAAACCTTTTGTCAGGTTAGCCATGCCTTGAGCTGCAGCTGCTGAAGCACTGGCACTAGGTGCATTGACACCCTTCTCATAGGCTGTACCTTCGTCACCTAAATCCATAGCAAAACCTGCCATAATTACATATCCTTATTTTTGTTGTTGGAAAACCTGTGCATCATACTCAAGACCTAATCTTGTAGCATTTTTCATCATGTCAGGGAAGCTTTCACCCCGTGCAAGTCTCTTCTGAATCTGTACTTTTATTTGATTCGAGAAGGGTTGCGCCCAAAGCTCATCGTTTATCTCATAGAAGAGTTTCTCACCTTTTAGCATATCATCTTTAGAGCCTTCTGTCAAGAGCCTTATGGCATAATCAGACTTAGCTCTCATTCTTTTCTCGAAATCACGTACAACTTTAGTCTCTTTGTAGATCATTTCGTTTAAATCATAGAAGTTTTGTACAGGTGCTGGTGTCGCACCGAATAATACTGAAGCTGCAGTTATAGGGTCTAGGTCACCAACTGATAATTTACGTGTACGGCTACGGTAATTACCTGTCTCAATCAGTTCTTTTATCTTGACAACTTTATCAAAAGAAGAAATGTTGCGTACTAACTGTGTCAAATCCTCACGAGCTAGTTCACCTTGCCCTTTGAACATAGCAGCAAAGGCTGATGTAGCTACTTTATACATGTCTCTTGCAATCTCACCAGATGGACCAGCAAGTACTGTCATAAACTCATCATCGAAAAGTTTACGGTATGTGTCTACAAGCTGATCTACAGGAGCTACACGAGTAGCATATGCTGTCTCAGAACCTAATAGCTCAGACAGTAGGGCATCAATAGTACCATACTTAATACGGTTAAACATTTTGACAGTCTCAGGGTCTTGAGGATCATATCCTAATTTCTCTGTGACGTAACCTGCGGATTTACCTAAGCCTAAACCTGTCAACCCGAACATCGGCCCCATTGCAGCAAACATACGTATACGTTCACCAGCTGTAAAGTTACGACCAACTGTAATATTTCATAATGCTCGTAAAGAAAAGGATAACCACTGTGTAGGTACTCTCATTGGTCCTGACTGTGCAAAACTACGTGATGATGTAGTCATACGGAATGACAAATCTTGTTCACGGTTAGTAATCCAGAGTTTACCTTCAGGTGATAGTGGGTCAATTAACGGACGTTTAGCTCTATGCTCTAAGAAAGCTGTGGTAAGAGCTGACATACGTGTAGCTCGTTCACCTTCCTTAAATAAGAAGGTTGACTTATCTAAAAACTTATTAGCATTGTCAGCAGCTTTACCTGTAAGAGTACTTGAAGCACCAAACTTCTGTGCTTGTTGAAGTTCTAGGATTTGTGTGTCAATAATGTTACGACCACTCTCATCAATATACCTGATTAAACCTGGTTAGTTCATCTTCATCAATAAGCTTAGCTTTAGCTAAACGTTTAATTGCTAAGTCTACGAGTTGGCCCTACTGGTAGTTTAGTGACTAATCAACATAGGTGCTGTTAGACCTAGGGCTTTACTACCTTGTACTGGTGATACAGCTGCTATTGTTAGTGCATGTAGTGACTGTAAAAAGAATTGGTCAGGGTTAAGGAAACCAAACTTGGAGTAGAACCCAACCTTCATAAGAGTAGACGATGGGTCAGTCTTAGATAGATCAACCTTCATACTTGATTTCTCGAAACACATGTTCAGCAACTGAGTTACTATAAGGATTCCCACTTGTCACTTAACCATGTTGGTTGGTTGAGCCTACGTTTAATTATATCTTGCTGTTCACGTAACTGAGATGCTGTATCGTTAAAACTACCTGTCTTAGTTACCTTAGCTTCTAAGAAACGATTAAGGTAATCACTCTTTGGAACACCTTTAGGAAACTCTACAATGTTAGGATTGTTTTCAGCTAACTTTACCCAACCTACAATAGCATTCTGTGATGCTGCACGGTTAGTATATCCGAACACCTCAGAACCGAACTGGTCTGCTATAGCTGATACAGGGCTTGCGTTGACAGCTTCCTTACCACCAAACTCAAACAATGGTGTGTCACCACGTTTAGTGTTTAGGCGAGTACCTACAACTTCACCGTAAGTAGTACCTCTCAAAGAAATGTCCTTCACCTTGGTCAACTATACTTACCTTTTCATCACGAGCTTTTGCTACAAACTCTTCTCTAAACTTAAAGTTGTACTTTGTACCTAAAGTAACTAAGTCTTCGTAGTCAACTATGTGTTTATTCCAAGAATTATTCTGTCTGATTACATCACCTAGGTCATCATACTCAGGTTTAGATAAGGCAAGCTTACCTATATCGTCAACACCTTGAGTATCCATAAGTGCTTTAACTTTACGGGTGATGTTATTTATTTGTAAGACAGCTAACTGTGCTTGCTCTTTACCGAAAGAACCTAGGAGTGTCTTAAACCCACCACTAATCTTGTTACCTGACACCAAGGTTTGTTCCTTAGTTGTACCAACAAACCAACGGAACTCAGCATTTGTACGAGGACCACCTACGTTGTAAGGCATAACATCCACACGTTCTAGTGCACGAGTAGACTTGACGTTGGTGACAAACAAATGATCCATGTATGTGCTTAGGAACTTTAAATACGATTTGATCTGGATTTAGTTCTGCCTTACGAATGCTACGTCCTGTAGCAAAGTCTAATACTAATTCGTCATCTGGTAGTTTTACTTTTACATTGTCAACACGGTAAACAATATCTGCGAAGTCATCTGTAAACTCAGCATATACACCACCTTCAGCTACTGTACGTTTAAGACGTTCACTTGACTTTATGTGCCATGTTGTATCACTGATGTCTATCAAAGCATCGTAAGCTTCTAAGGCTTTTTGAGATGGTACTGAACCATACATAGTTTTGTACAATGCCTCAAAGCTTTCCTTAGTAGGAGCTTTACGTAAGTATGACAACTCACCATCTCTTAGTTGTGTCATAAAGTCACTTAGGTTAGTTCTCTCAACACCCTTAACAGCATTGATAGTTTTCTGGTATGGTTTAACTAGGTCACCTACTAAAGCTTGACCAGCTTCAGCTTGCATAAACTTACCACCAATCTTGTCACCTAGTCTAACGGTAGCTGGTCTCAAACATTTTGTTCTATCGAGTCACCAATAATACCACCCTTTGTCAAACCTATCAGCTGCTTCAGGTAATTTAAGTATGTCTACTCGTTGTTCAGCTTCTATGAAGTAACCGTTACCCTCTTCTCTCTTGACAACCTTAAGGCTTGGGTCACCTTCAGCTATAGCTTCAGCATCTCGTTTCAAACGGAACGGAGCACCTGAGCCATTCTTACCCATACGAACAACAACCTTGTAGTCGTCTGATCCTTCATCAAAGATCTTACGGCTGTTAACAACCACATCATTTGTACGACTAGCTATCTTAACAGCAATATCATCAGCTGCTTTGGCTATTGTTGATGCTGGTACATACTCACCGAAAGAACCTCTACGGTTCATCTCTTCAATCTTTTCCATCAAGACTGTCTTACGATTGTTCTGACGTAAGGTGACACCTGAGGGACGTGCTGATGGTCCTTGTACTGGGTCTAGTTCTTCGGGTAGGTTACGCCCTGCAGCTATTTCATCGACCTGTATACCCATGTCATCTACTGACTTAGATAATACATTAGCTGCTGGTACTTCACCTTTAATGACAGAGACAGCATCAATAGGTCTACGTACTTTTGTCAAAGACAGTAGCTTGTTTGCTACATTAGAATTCTTACCAGCTTTGAGTGCTGTTGAAAGTGTTGTAGCACCTTTAAGGTAACCTAGGGTAGCTATGTCAGCTACACCAAATACAGCATTAGCTCCAGCCATAGGATCATTACCTACGTATAGAGCATCGTTAGCTGACTTGTGTAAGTTCCATATAGAATCAGTAGAGAAGATACCTTCACTCTTACGTTCCTTCACATACTCCTTAGCCCACTCCTCAAACTCATTTGGCTTAAGGCTTGTGAATGCTTCTCGTATGTCAACACCCTCACGATTAGAACGGAAGGTAACATTCTCGAAAGCACCAATTGTAATTTCACGTAAGATGTTAACGTCTAAGAATGTTAGAGCCTTAGATAAACCTGACTGATCGTTATCCTCTATCTCTCTTTGTATAAGACGATTCCATGTTTCCATGTTGGTAAGAGTACGAGCACCATAAGGGTTGATGTCATTGTCAGATAACATAAGGTTCTGCATGAGCATGTACTCAGGTAAGCCCATGTCCTCACCCTTGTCCTTACGGTTCTGAATTATCTCAGCAATGTCTTCAGGTTTCATACCATCGTTGTATGCTTGGTCTATTGACAAGTTGTAGTCGAACTCACTCCCATCAACCTTAGCTACAGATGTATGGTTGGTGTCACCGTTAGCACGAGCCTCACGGATTTCATTCTCATCACCGTCTAGTGCAATAGCTAACTCTTGAGCTTTAATAGTTTCAACTTCAGATAGTGGGTTAAACACTTCTGTTTCATTTTCTTCCTCTAGTTGTTGGGATAATGTTTGAGAGTTGAAAATAGAATCTTCAAGAGTCAAGATGTTAGCCATAATTTATAAATCCTTAATTAATACATACCTAAGCTAGGATTACCTAAAGGAATACCAGAAGTTGCAAATGGGTTTGTAACCTTACCAGAACCAAAACCAAACTGGGCTAACTGCATACCTGTGCTTGCTATAGCTCCATACCTCTGTGCATCAGCTGATTGTTGTGCTGCTAGTCCTGACAGACCTGTATACTGTTGACCTAACCCACTCATCATAGAACCAAATCCTAAGTTAGCACCAAGTTGAGATGACAAAGATGAGATCCCTCCTAAGAATCCTGATGATGTTGCTACACCTCTTTGTTGAGCAATTTGTTGCCCTCTCGATCTAGCTATGATACTAGAACGTACAGCACTCCTACGTTGTCGTGTAGCTGTTTCTTTTTGTTGTTGAATTTGTACTTGAGTAGCTTGTGCTGCAGTAGTAGATGCTGCCTCAGCTGCCTTAACGGACTTCTTAGTACTAACAACTGCTGCTGCTGTTCCGTAAACAGCTGCGCCTGTAGCTATAGCTGCACCTGCTGACATTATACCACCTATTGCCAATGCTGTAAAAACTGCCATGTTAAACTTCCTTTATATAAGCTGTTTCTATAGGCTTAAAACCTTTTCTCTTAAAGAGAACGCCAGCCCTACTGTCTAATAATTCGTCTAGTGTTGATAACCGTATAAAGTTACAGTTAATTTCTTTAGCCCATTGCACATATTCATCAATAAGCTTTGGTGATGTCTTACCGTTCCTATGGTCAGGATCTAGCCAGAACATCAACTCTTGTGCAAATACATAAGAGTTCATCGGTAGTTCTGTAGCACAACCTATCAGTGCTCCTACTACCTCATCTTCGTGTGTGACAATACTTACAAAACCTAATTCACTTTGTATTAATCCTGTCACTAAATCTTTAACTTTGTTTGCTTCAAACTTACCCCAAGCTGGGTGAGGTACTTCTTTACAAAACTGCTTGACAGATAGTACTATATCTAATACATCTTCTTCGGTTGCATCACGCAATATGTAGTCTGACATTAAAACCTACTGTTTCTTCCTTGTACCAGACCCCAACCTAGAAGAATAAAATCTTTACCTTGCTCACTCTCGTACTTAATACGTACAGAACGACCATGACCCCTGACTTTAAGTCTAGTTGTAATAACATCCTCAGGGTAATTAAAGTTTGCTAAGTTGTCAGGGTCTACAACTACAGGGTGCTTCAGTCTATAAGCTTGTTGACCAGCACTGAAGTTAGAGTTGAAGTCCCATGCTGTTGACACAAGCAATGAGGATGGTCTGATTGATTCATACCCTGCTTGCTCACTACCAGTAAAACCCTCTTCTGTCAACCTAGAGTAGACAGCAATATATGGTGTATTCTTCTTAGCTATTAGGTCACCAACAAAGTCATACCCTGTCTCAGCAAAGGATGAGTAGTTAATACTACCCCAATCTAAGAAGTCAGTATCTGAGAATGTACCCATTGTAAGTTTGTTAGTAGCACCATCTCTTATAAGTAGAACAAGGGCTGGATCACCAGTTGTAAAGTCTGAGATCTGTGTAGATACAACGTCATCACCACCTGATGTAACAACATCGTCACCACCTGAGGTACGAACATCTAGTTCTAACTCTGCAGCACCGAACCCTGAATAGAATGACAAACCAACAACTGACGAGGTGCTAGAGGCTTCATCTTCTATTCGCCAAGGGTAGAAAGCCTGTAGTGTAAGGTCTAGTATGAGTATGTTATTAAGTTTAGCTTCTATAGTCTCATCGTTGTCAGGGTACGCCCAGTATATCTTTTTGTTTATACTGTCGTATATACTTGTAACTTTAGCTTTAGCTGGTGTTGATATTTTATCCCAGAAAGATTGTATGGTTGGTATTGTAATGTTCTGTTCTGAACCCTGACCTGATACTTCGTCAATGTTTAGTGTGTGAATACCAAAACGTGACCACCAGAAAGGTAAGCCTTCAGCTTGGATAAATGTCTGTGGATTAAGTAAACCAATGTTAGATACTCTGTTAACACCATAGGCTGTAGCTGAGAAGACTCCATCAACACCTGTAATCTGCCACACACCATTCTCAGCAAAGATAAACAATGAGGAACGGAAAGGATAGAGTAGCTGTATGTTAACAGCATCTGGTATGTTTAGTACACCACCGTCAGTAGCTAATAGATCTGACAAATACTCAGCTGTTGGATCATTCTGTTGATGACAGTTACCTAAGTCATCTGTGTCTTCTACAAGACGAGAGAACAGGATTGTACCTGCATGTTTAGCACTTGTCAGACCTGCGTAGAATACTCGACCTGAGAATGATGCAACGGATTTAAAACGAGATGATTCTGTTTCAGTAGCTAGACCACTACGTACTTTACTAAAGAAGTCTAGTATGAAGTGACCATTACCAGTTAGAGTTGTACCAGCAAATACCTTGTCCCACTCAGCTTCATCATAGTTACCATCTTCATCTTTACCTGCATACCAAGGATGTGTCAGAGGCTTAGTGAAGTCAGATGGACCACCACTCTGTCCCCATCCTGTATTCTTAGCATCGTATGTACGTTCTGCAGATGGTGAGTTATCTTCTGTACTGTAAGTGTCAGTATTACCCTGCCAATCGAAGTCCCTGACCTTAAACGATATGGATGATACTGATATACTAGAACCATTGTATGACACAACAATAGTGTTAATACCAGCTGATGAAACTACAAGGTTACCGTTAATACTAGCAAACTGACAGTTAGAGTTGTTAGCTCCTGTTGAACCTGAGAACTCGTATGATGACAGGTTAACAGAACCAGCTTGTATCTGTGCTGAGTATGGTAGTTCAGCCTTATTATAAAAATATAAAGTGTTGCCTTTTTGCACCACTAGGAACTCAAGAGATGCATTACCACCAACGTTAACCCAGTTACCAGTGTTAACTCTATCTGAGTCACTGACAGTAAACGATGACAGAACATGGCTGCTTTCTAAAGCTACACCCTGTCGCCTACGTCTTGATCCATCCCTACGGAGATCACAGTTCAACTCATTAACAGAAGCACCTTCTGGAAACGTTAACTCAGCAGCCTCAGTAATAAGACCCTTGACAAAGTTGTTAACTGTCTTTTGTGTTAAGCTTTGGGCCATTCTCTACCGCCTTGCGTTGTTGTCTCTCTTTGCTGAAGTTCTCTCTACGAACTGCCTGAGTCTCTCTCTTGTTGTGAAGATACTTCGTGACAGCTTTCTTAGCTTCAGCTATGGATGAGTACCTACCGTTTAACTGGTGAGGTACTGTACCTACTTCTACTTTGACAATGAAGAATATAAATCCACCTAGTTCTTTTTCGATAATCAGGTTGGTTGCCATCTTATCTGACTTACAGACACACCTTTGGTTAGCTGTGTCATCTATGAACTCTAACATTAAGTTCTCCCGTAAACTGGTCTTTTGTTTGCCTTCTTGGTGTTGTGCATGTCATTCTGCACATAGGCTTTCAAACGTCTAGCTGACTGCTCAACCTTAGGGTCTGAACCACTCTTGAATAAAGAGAAGCATGTAGACTTAGCCTCAGCTAAAAGGTAAGGCAGCATGTTGTCATCTAAGTCAGGCTCAAAGGAGTCAGTAATGGAGAACGTAGGATAAACAGAACCATATGCTCTTGTCTTATCAGCTGCTAGTACAGAATCAATTGTACTGTCATATGAGTTCATTACAATGTGTTCATCATCGAAGGACGTGTAGTATGTTGGTTGTATGTCATTAAGAACGAACAGGTCTGTGTTACCCTGTTTGTCAGCAATCTTAAGTGAGTTAGGTGAGTGTTCGTCCATCTTAAGGATAAACTCTAATGGTTCAATATAGTAGATTGCCTTGTAGCTAGAACCTGCAGCTGATGTATTGTAGTGTATACTTTCGATCTGCTTAACGTTAGCTGGATATTTAAAATGGGTGGGTCTTGTACTGTCTGACAAAGAGGTAAGCTTTAGGAGTTGTCTATGCTCAGGTATGTCACGAGCTGATACAATGTTATAGTATGCGTCTTCAATTACCGAAGCTACTTGTTGAGCTTCTATTGTGTCACTGATTGTGTTAACATCCTCTGAGTCCATATCACTCAGAATGCTTTGAACCATTTCTAGGAGTGTACGTTTCATTATGATCTATCCAATACAATTGTAAATCTTAGTTTAGCTTGGTTAGTGGATGCACCGTTACTAGATACTGTAATAAAACTATCTGCTGTAACTGTGTTATTTGTTGAAGGAGATAAGGTGTCAACATCACCAGCAGCTGAACCTGATTGAGTAATTGTAAGTGTACCCATAGAAGCAGCTGAAGAGTTCTTTACATCTACTGTGGCATCAGCTGAACTGATTGTACCTTCAAGAACTGTTATTACTTTAGATATTGTACCTGCGTAGGGTACTGGGATATGTACAGTCTCAACCGATGAGACATCCTCTAGGTATCCGTTAAGAGTTTCACCTACTAATGTTTCTTTAGCTGTCCAAGCACCTGACCCTGAACCATTAGCTACATATACCCTACCAGCTGCAGCCGAAGATGCTCCTTTAGGTTCGTGTATGTAGGGATCTGTAAGTGAACTGTGGTTTACGTTAGCCATTGTTATCTCTCCGTAGGGGTATATACTACTGGCCCTGCCAAGGTAAATATATTATACCGTAGTTTTAAACTTCTGTCAATAGAAAAGTGAGGTAGGGCTAACTAAAGCCCCACCCCTTATAGATAATTATACGTCAGGGTTAGTTACTACTGTAACGATACCTTCTGGACGGTACTTCTTAACACCGTAACGAGCTGTTGTAACATACTCGTGGCGTTGGAAGTCTTTGTTGTACTCATAGTCAACTTCTGGCATTTGTCTCCAAGCACCCACGAATGGGTTAGATGTTGGATCAGCTGAGAAGAATAGGTTAGCAACACCATTGTTAGATGAGAAGTCATTAGCTGTTGAGCCATCTTTCTCTACTAATGCTGCGTCAGCTACTGTTGACTTCAAGTAGTTAGATGTGTATACATCAAACCCATACACGTTAGCTACGAAACGCATACCTGTTGCAACACCTGCACTTACAATACCTTCAAACTTAGGGTTGTTTGATACGTTAGTAATGTTAGTTAATGTGTTTAACATGTATTCAGCTGACGGATCAACGATAGCAACCATACCACGATCTGCAACGTTTGACTTTTTCAAGGCATAACGAGCAAATGCGAAGTCAGCTAATTCTAAACGTCCAGCATTACCACCTGAGATACGGTGTGCAACACCATCAAGAGTTTCTGCTGAGTTAGCTGACACACCTACTTCTGGTGCTGAGAATGTTGTTGCTTCGAAGTGTTCCATGATTGCACGTTCTTGCTCAGGAACAAATCTAGCTTCCAATTGTGCACTATAGAATGAATCTTGTGCAGCTTTCTTTGTCAAATATGACGCAGACTGTAGGTATTGGTCTACAGTGAAAGCAAATTCAGCTGTGTCCATCGGTGTATATGCAACTTGTGTATCTTCTGTGTAGTTAGCAGTTACAGTTTTACCGATTGTTGGGATTGTAAATGAATCACCATCTGGGAATCCATCTAGCATACGCACGTATTTTTGTGCTTGCATTTCATCCCGAAGGATGTCTTTTAGTTCAGAGGAGTAAACCTCTGCCCTGATTAAACGCTGTGTATCAGCATTTGAGGAAATCATACCAGCCATTGTGCTAGTCCTTTCTTAGATTTTAGTTACCGAAATTATCCCCTAAACGCATTCTATCTTGTAATAGTTGTTGTTGCATTTTAGGTTCATAGTACTGGTTAGGGTTCTCTCGACGTAGCTTCTGGTAGTATTGCCAATTTCTATCCGTCGAGACTTGCATATTGACACCCTCAGTGCGTACTGAGCCATTAACCATAGGATTAAATGTTGGCTTAGGTTCACCGATCAGAGTGAAGAATGCATTAGGAGATTCAGAAGCAATTTCACTTAGACGTTCCATTGACATTCCTAGCTCTTCAGCTTTCTTCTTAACAACCTCTTCAGCATTAGTGCCAAAGCTTTTGTCAAGTTCCTCATCAACACGTTGTAAATTTGTCTTAGTGACAGCATCTGCTTCACGTTGATTAAGTGTCTGTTCAACAAGGCTCTTCAGGTCTTCCTCACTGAGATTACGAGTGGTGTTCTCTCCTTCAGTGTTACTGTTGTTATTGTTGGGCACTCCATTATTCACTGCAGTAGATTCAGTGGCCTTCTTCTGGAGCTGTTCAAGAACTTCTTCCTGATACTCTTTCTTCTTCAAGTCTTCACGCATTTGTGTCAACTGACCTTCTAGAGTTTGGATGTAGCCATCGGCTTCAATTTTACCTTTAGCTAGAACCTCAGGGTCTTTCCAATTCTCTCCCTTTGCCTCTACGAGCTTTGACAAAAAAGAACCCTGTGGTGAGGTTTCTTCTTGTGTTTGCTCTGGCTGAGTGGTCTGTGCGGTTTCAGTTCCCTCAGTAAATACCATAATATTATTCCTTGTTTAAGTTGATAAGATCAAGCACCGTGGTTAGTGCTCGGTTGTAACCTATCCTGTCAGCTTGCTTATAAGCCCACGAGGGGCTGTCATAGTCTGCTGTAGGTAGGGTATCCTTTCGCATAGGCTCAAGAATCTCTTGTAGGCGTTCTAGGCTCTCACGGTTAGACATGATGCTCTGACGAACTGCCAATTTCTCTTCTTTAGTTTTACATTTGTTAAACCAAGCTGACTTCATTTATAAACCCTTCTCGATTGCAATCTCTTGTTCTTCTTCGAATTGAACCTGAGCTTCTGTGGCAATCTTCTGTGTTTCCATTTGTTCTATGACAGTTATATTCTCAGAGAACAGTGCTGGTTCACCTAGCTCATCAGCTAAGATACGAGCAAACTCTTTTCCTGACATATGTGCAGCAATGGTTGGGTCTTGTAGTTTTAGTTGGTACAGCTGTGTGATTGACTGTACACGTTGAGCACGTTCAGCAAAGTGACGAGCACCCATAGGGATGATCTTACCATTAGCTGCTATGTCCTCTTTTGTTATCTGCTCAAAGAAGAATATGCCAGTGTCTTCGTTAAGTACTCTGATCGTATCAGCATAGTCCATGTTACGTCTGGCAGCTTCTAGCATTGTATTTAAGATTGGCTCTAGGAACACACGTTCAAAGTGAGCTGTCTTGTGCTGGAAGATACGACCTGCAGCTGTCATTAAGGACTGTACCTCAAAGGCTGTCTTCTCACCTGCACTACGGATACCCATAGCTTCACGAGGTGCACCAGCTAACATCTCCATCTTGTTCTCTAAACCTTGAATCTGGAAGTCAGCATTAAGTGCAGTTGAGTCAGGTGCTAGATAACCAACATCACCCTCATCACCTAAGTAGATACGAGCTGCTGGTTCAAAGTCGAAGTCCTCAACGTCACCACGTATCTTAAGATTGGGTATGCGATCTGGTCAAAGACATCAGCCTTTAAGTTCTCTAAGTGGTCAATACGGTACTGCATACCTACCAAGTTATCAAGAGGACCCATTGCATATAGGTTGTCAGGTCGTTCTCTCCAACCAGCATGGAAGACAGGTGACTTACCTAACCAGCTAGGGTTCTGTTCATTGGTGAGGATGTATGCACGGTCAACAACTGTAATGATACGGTTCTTGTGGAATGTATCTGTGTCTTGGTCATATATGTCACCGTAAAATGTTAGGACTTCAACATACTCAGACTCGTAGTATTCCTGTAGGGATGAGAACCCATCTGCAATAAATGCTTGTGACTTAGCTACGTCAATGTCATTACCACTCGCAGCTGAACGGTTGACCAACATCTTATCGAAGATTTCTTCCATGTACTTGTTGTCAACTGTTTCAGCAATCTTACGTTTGATCTCACCTGTTGTCATAATAGATCGGACAATCTTAGGAGAGTTATCGAAGTCAGGTGCTAATGGATTAAAACAAATATCGAAAGGTGATATACGTACTAGCTTAGGGCCTATGTAGTTGACAACCCTTTCACCATCCTCATACGTTGTATAGTCTTTGACAAAATCAATAGTAGCAAAGCAGTTACCATACTGGATGTAATCATTAAGTATTTTGCTTGTTGTATTCTCGAAGTTAGACTGACGAACCTTGTTATCCATATAGGCTTGGATGACATCTCGTTTAGCTTTAGTGTTAGACTCTTGGTCTTCAGCTTCGAATCTGAACCAACGTTTCTGTGGAAACAAAGCTGAGAAGTAGTTAGCATGTAAGTTGTCAGCTATCTGTGTCAGCTTTGGGTGTTGTCGTACTGTTAGTCCAAGGTAACTTAGAGTTAGATGTTGTACGAGTATCTGTAGCATAGATATAGTTACGTAACTCTTTCCATTCCTCTAGCTTAGGTTTTCTAGAATTATTCCATGATGTCCAACGGTCTGCAATGTCAACTGCTACACTGTGAGGATTAATAATATTTTCGATGTCAACTGTTGTGCCAGCCATTAGAAGGAAACTCCACCAAATCTTGAATTAAATTGTACAACGTTATCTCGTGTACGTCTTACACTACGTGAGGGCTTTATAGCCATGTCTACCACAGAGGCCAATGCGTCGATTACGTCATCGTGTGGTGGGTTGCGAGAGGATAACTCTTCCTCTAGTATTTGAGTATTACCACCTCTGTAGTGCCACATACTAAGGTTGTCGTACCTAGGTTCTAAAGCTGAAGCTATACGTTCTTGTTTATTACCTTGGTTCTTGTTAGGTCTGTACTCTTCTATACTTATAGATAGACCGTGTTGTTTAACTAATTCTTTTAGCTGCTTAACGATTGCAACCTGAGCTACTGTTGTCTCAGCTCTCATCTTACGGAATGACCACTTGGTTGACAAATCAAATATGTGCTGGAAGTAATCAGATATACGGTCAGTCTTAAACCTGTCAATATCTAACACATACACATTATTCTCAGCATCTATTCCTATGACAACGATAGCTGTATAGTCAGCCTTCTTAGATAAACTAAACGCAAAGTCAACAGCTGCGAACACGTTAAGTTTACTATCTTTGTAGAACCAGTACCCATTGTCTTGTCTTAGGTGCTTACGGTCATAATACTGAAACTTGTCACGACCTACAGGTACATTATCAGGATCACTTGGGTCATTGTAGTACTGTGCTCTAAACTGTCCTTTGTCTAGGTACTGTCCTCTTTTCTTAGCTAGGACTCGTATGTCGAACCCGAACCACTTACCGTCTTTCCTTTGAGTACGAGGCCATAGCATCTGTCCTGTACCATCACCATTATCTTCAACTGGCTTCTCAAAGATCTCGTAGATGTTTTCATCACCTGTCTTATTACCGTCATCATCATATAAGTCTTCTGTCATCTGTAGAAGATCGTTATATAAGTCAGCTGGGTGGTAACGAGTACCTACGACCCACTCCTTTGCGTCAGCACCCTCAATGGATGACAAAAGAGAGTATTGACTCTTAACCTTGTTTCTGCCCTCACCTGTATATGCATTCTCGTATACAACTATATCATCGAGTACAGCAATGTCGCAGTGCATCCCTGTAAGAGAAGTGGTAAGACCACCAGTAAACACAGACGGGTCACGGACATTTTCTTTCTTACGGTCTGGGTGATCTAACATAATCTCTGAGTTTGTCCATCGGGTACGTTTGCCTTCATCAGCATTGACATGATCAGGCCAGTACCTAGTGTATATCTCAGATGTTAAGATACCCTTTATGAATCCTAATTGTTTCTCAGCTAGGTTAGCTGTTGCTGATATATACAGGATTCTAAGAGTTGGTTCTTTTGTTAATTCCCATGCTACTCGATAAGCTATAAGTCTTGACTTACCGTGGTCACGAGGGAACAGTAATAACTGATGTGACTTATGATCTGGTCTTGTCCACCAATCACAAACATCTTCGTGACATTGCCCTAGTACTTGTTCAGGTGCTATCAGTTTAATGAATGTTGCTAAGTCAGTCTCAGCTGCTTGTCTTATTTGGTCTATTGTAGCCATTATACCTCAAGTTGATTACGGTTGTCAACCTTAAAGTTTACTCAGCATCCGCAATAGTCAGAGTACCAGCTTCTACTTGCTTGAGTATCTCTGCGTAGTGACGATTAGCTGGGTCTAGTGGGACTGACATCTCTTTTCCGTCAATTGTTGCTTTGATTGAAGAGTTGTTACCATCTATGTCAGCAACATATTGTGCCGTTGTAATGTTCATATCGTTTTCCATTGTTATACCTACTGTTATAATTCTGCGTCTGCAACGATATGACAATACATCCCAGTTGCTGTTGAACCATTAGGGCTTTGAGGTTTAACTGAGGATGTCGTTGTTGCTATACTTGTACCTACATTAGAGTTTCCGTACCACGCCACAGCTGCGTTTAACCTAGAACATCTTGCAGAATTACCTAGATGATCATAGAATGTTATAGTAGGGGCAGCTCTCATTTCAACTTTAAAGGTGTAAGTTCCCCCAGAAACTTCAGAAGAAGAACTATTACCTTGAGCACCTCCAGAACCAATCATATTGTCATGTGTTGCAGTGCCTACCGCAGAACCAGTGCTATAAGTATGCTGATAATACCTCTGACACTTCGCCAGTTCATCTCCGTATGACCTATGCTCGAATGGAGTAGCAGTGTCGCCGACTTCTAGTTGGACTCCTGTGATGTATAGTGTAGCAGAAGCAGTTCCAACTAATTCTACTGATCCTGTAGAACCATAGTTTCCAGAAGAAGCCCATGAGCCAGCAGAAGATCGTAAACTTGACCCATTACCTAAATCAAAAGCAACTCTAAGTCCTACAGAGTTATTTGTTAACCAAGTTCCAGACGTGTCACCATCTACTGTAACAGTTTTTCTCTCCCATGTGTTTGCTAAATTAATAGTATACTCAAAAACATACGAACGATTTGTTGCGGCGTTTTGAAAAGCACCACTAAAAGTCCCTGTTAAAGAACTTTTTACATAAAATGACAATGTAAACTTTTGGGCATTGCTTGTACCTAATGATAATCTTGAGCAGTCTAAACCCTCTGCTTCGTAGCGCATATAATAATAATCACCAGATGCAATACTACTGTCTGCGGTGTTGACTGTAATCTTTAAACTGTTGCTAAACCCTAATGGAGCATCCGTAGATTGCTCATAGTAAAGAACACCGCCACCTCCTTGGTATTGATGGAAACGATCAACAACATAAGCGCCCTGAGAAGGTGGACTAAAACTCGTCCCACGTTGTGCCACTTGCATAGCACCATTGATTATAAGATTTCTGTTCGACAAAGCCCCATCGTCATAGGCGTTACCCAAGTCTGCTAATTGTCTAGCTTTAGTCATTTAGATAACCCCTTTATATTTCTTGTGCATCCATAGCTGTCTGATATGCAGTCTTCACTGCGTCTGTCCAAACAGCATTGCATATTGCTTGTACTTCTGTTGACTCACCTGAGATGTCAGTGTCTGCCCATGTGTCATCTGATTTAGTTGAGCAAGATAATACGTGACGATGGAATGATCTGCTGATCTCTGTGCCATCTCTAGCTATCACTGTAGCTGTACGAACTTGCACATGCTTGTGATCTCCAACGACTTCAATCTTATCTTCTACTGTTGTTTCTGTAAGTGCCATGTTGGCCTCCTTTATTTATCGTGGCATTATTGCCACCTGTCCAACCCAAAGCTATGCGGTGGGTTATGAGTCTGTATGGTAAGTAATGCTGAATATTAAATTGGTTTGATTTGAGCCACCAGTTAAAACATAAATTTGAGTTGTTCCAGAGAAAGCCATTATCCCACCTAAATCATCTATATTGCCGTTTGACGCACCTCCTACACCTTTGTAACCATGAGTAGTTGTACTTACAGGAAAGGGTAATCCTCCATAGTATGTTTTTGAGTATGATATTGTACCAGCATTTTGTTCCATTGTAACTGTTACCAATTGGCCTATTTTTGTGTACTTACCAACAAAAGTAGGTGAGTTCCATGTGCCTTGTGCGCCTTGTGTAAGAGTCCAAGTTCCCTCTTCATAATCGTCCAACTTATTGGCCGACCCTGTACCGCCGAGGTATACACCGCCTGATAGGTAGAGGTCTTTGAAGCGTCTTGACCCTGCCCCTAATGAAATAGCATTATCTCTATTAATTGGAACACTGGGATTATATGGGTCAATACTGTCATTTCCACCATTAAAATATATGCCAGTGTCTGCTGTACCAAGGTATGTCCCACTTAAGTGCGCCCCAATACTACCTACATCTGAGCCGTCTTTTTTAAACACTGCAATGTTACCATCAGATGATTTTCTATTAAGTTGCATTGCTTCTGCACCATCACGGCTTGCAGAGATTTGTCCAAAACCACCAACCTCACAACCTACAACATTATTAAATGCAGGAAATGTTTGGGTAGTCCCAAATTGCACATTTTCTGAACTATCAATCGTGATTGCTGTGGCGTTACCATTGTCGTCAATGCTAGAACTAGCTGAGTTAAATGTTGTAAATGCAACAACCTCTAGGATGTCACCTGTAGATGCACCTGATGCTAGTACAACATCTGAGCCATTGGTAGCTGTATAATCTGCGGAAGCTAACTTAACGCCATTCAAATATACGTCTAAGAAGTTAGGAGTGTAGCCACCAGTAGCAAACGATGTCTGCCCAGATGTAGCTGTAAAGCTATCCCTTGTCTGCGTGGCCTGTGGTACTGGCTGTGTGCCAATGTATCCTGACATATTCTAAGCCTCCAATGCTGTTAGTCTTGCCTCAATAGAAGCAAATCGTTGTTCGTTATATGCGGCTACAAAAGAGAGTAACTCAGGGTAACGAATACCCATTCTAGTTTTACTTGTTGCACCTTCTGGTGCTTCAGCTTCTGTATCGTATGTATCAGTACGAGTGTAAGCATCTTTAGCTTCAACAGCTTCTACTGCTTCTGTGATAACTGTAACAACCTCATTACCATCTTCATCGGTAGTTGTTTCTGTTACAGCATCTACTGCTTCTACAGCTTCTACAGCTGGTACTTCTGTTTGTGTTTCCCACCATGTGCTTGAGATAAACAATGAGTAGTCACCAGCATCTAAACCTTCTGCTGTGAAAGCCGCTTGTACGTCTTGAGCTATGACACCTGTATGAGTACGAGCATTGTCACCCTTCTCAGCTACACTGTCTTTCCATCTGAATGTCTTAAACAATGCTGAGATACGTTTACCTACTAGCATTTCAGTTGCTGTAAGTGAGGCTATGTCTTGCTTCTCGTTAAAGTCAGATGTTTGGATAGTGCCGTTGGTTGCGTAGATGTCGTCGAAACGTCCACCACTATCACCAAGGTCAACTATGTTATCTATAGTTGTACCACCTGACGAAGGGTCTATTGGTACTATTCGTCTAGCACTATTTATAAAACGCCAACCTGTGTTATCCGTACCAAGGTACATATCATTACTGACTGTGCCAATAACACCTATGTTCGAGCCATTTTTGCGAAATTCAACAATGTTTCCATCACTATTGTTTCTGTCAACAATTAGCACTTTTGTATTTGAGGCAACAAACTTTGCTACTCCTACAGCTTCAAGTTGACAGCCAATATCGTTCCCAGCACTCGTCTTACGCACCAACAAGTTACCTGACGAGTCGATGCGCAGTTTTTCATTGCCGTCAACAGACCAAGTATGAATACCCCCTGCTGAATTTATATTTCTGTCCCACTCAGCACCAAGGTAAGCACCATTATCAGCAGATGTAAAGTCAAGGCTACGATTTCCTGATGAAGAGTTAAAACTTGCAACATTTCCAACAGAACTTTTATAAACCTCTAATGTATAACTAGGCGAACTAGTACCAATACCAACTTTACCTGATGAGTCTATGCGCATACGTTCTGTGTCACTTGTAGCAAAACGTATGTTTGTATTGTCTACGTTATAAATATAAGCATCACCAGCAAACGAATGTGCATCGCTTGTTTTACCTACTGTAAACAAACCACCATCAGTTGTATATTTAGTTCGTACCTGTGCATCTGAACCAGTGTTGGTGTTTGTTACTTCTAAATTTATTTCAGAGTTTTGTGACTTGTTTACAGTCAGGTTTCCTGACATTGTATCGCCAGTTTTGGTTACAAACTCAGCATCAGCTTCAGCTTCCGAGTATCCATCAACAAGTGTGACAGATGATTTACTTCCTATATATCCAGCCATATTATGTTTGCTCCAATACACTCACGATAACGTCAACATCACCACTTGCATCTGAAGAGGTAACTGTAACTGTGTCAGTTGCTTCACCGATAATCTTACCATCTAGGACTGACAAAGCTGACCCTGAAGGAACTGGTGCTCCTTTGACAAGATACTTACCTGCTACCTTAACGTCTACCGTTAATGATGCAGCCCCTGTGTTAGCTACGTTACACCCGATGACAACTGCTGTTGTTGCAGCTGGAACTGTGTATGCTGTTGTTTCTGATGTGTCAGTACATGATACTGTATAATTTTTAAATAAGTTTGCCATTGATCTATTATCCTAATGCTATTGCTAATGCTACTGATGTACCAGCTGCTTCGAAGTCAGTAGTAGCAGATGCTGCAGCCGTACCAGCATCGGTTATATCTGAAAGTGTGTGGGTATGGTTACCTGCTAAATACGTCAGGAGTTGAGCACCTGTCAACTTACGGGATGTACCACCATCATTAATCTCGAACTCTTGAGTACCTGTACCTGCACTTGCTGCTGGTAACTCGGATATTTTAATGTTAGCCATTTAGTAGACCCTCTTCCATCTGTTTGAAACATTCTTGTAGACTTTCTCAGGTAAAGTCCAATCACCACCCCATTTAACGTATGGGTCAAATTCTTTCCAGATACCATTCTCTTTGATGTATGCTACAGCTGCGAATGGTCTTACTAACCCGTCAGCATTAATTGTACCATATACACTGTTAGGAGATGCATCACTGGCAACCCTTACATTACCATCTTCTGTTATCCTTGTGTCACCTAGTTCTGTTAGGCGTATGATGTTATCTTCTGGTGACTCAAAGATTGCTGACAGTCTTAAGTTGACAACGTTAGATATTGATCCTGTTGTCTGTGCTGCGAAGCTTGCATTCTTAATGCGTTTAGCTTCTGACACATTGGTGCTGGTAGAACTTAAAGCTACCTCAACTTGGGTTGTTCTATCACCTTGTGCTTGCTGAGTACCTACACCCTGTAGAGCTATCTCAGCATTCTTAATTAGAACTGCACTTGAAGCTAACGAACTTGTAGCTGTTGCACTGACAGAGGCAGGTCTTGATATTGTCCCTGCATAAAGTACACTACCAACATTAGCTAAGGATGCTGATACCTGTTGCTTTCTGCCCCCTGCTGGTGCTAGGCTACCTGAACCTGAGAGTGAGATTGACCCTGTAAAGTACCGTTCAGATACCCTTGAGTCTGACTGTTCGGTAACCCTGAGGTCACCACTCTCTGTAATACGATAACCTTGAGCCACTGGGACTTGTTCCCTCTATGCTACAGTTAGGTCAATATTACCAACTGCGAACTCTAAGCTGTCACCATCTAGCACTGTCTTAGCTGCTGCTAATGCTCCGTGCCATAGTAGGTTACCACTTGATGATGCATCATGTATACCCATGTGAGTAACTGAACCCCAATCACCACCGTCAGCTGTGAATACTACAGCACCTGAGTTAGATGTTGTGCCAGCTCCTGATGTTGCAGCTGCGAATGTTACAGTCTCACGACCATAACCGTTACCTGAAAGCTCAGTACCACCACCTGAATCTGAAGGTGCTGATGTGTATAAAGCTACATACCAGTTTGTAGGACGAGTTACACTACCTGTTGTCATCAGGTAATCTAAGATTAGTTTCTCTGAATAGTCTGAAAGGGCTGCCATTTATTTTATTCCTCGTTTAATTTTTTTTTCTAACTTACTTTGAACCACACGTCACCATCATTACCACCACTAGGTGCATAGACACTAACTGTAACATTATCTAAGAGGTTTAAAAGATTGACACCATCAACATAGATGTTACCTGCGTTTAATATGTCATTACCATTCAAATCGAAGTCAGCTTGCATGGCGTTGGGGGTGCTACCGTCTAATGACACAACATTATCGAAACCTGTACGGAGTGACTCGAAGTTAGCATTCAATGTGGTGTTGGATGCATACCCTGATGCTATAGTTGTAATATCTGGTTTCTTAGCCATTTGCTCTTAGTTCACCTTAATACCTAGGCGTTCAGCATCTTCTGTAAGATGTGACAAAGCCTGTTTGTTTTGATCTTCATCTTCTTTAGCTTTTAACTTCTGTTTAGCCTGAGAAGCATTCTCCTTGTCTAACCAACCCTTATCTAATAATAACTTGGCTGCACTAAAGGAACTTCTGCCTTTTGTCTTCATCTCTTCAGCTATTGATTTTATAGCCTCTGACTTGACCTTGACCTCAACTTCACTTCTCCATCTGGCTACATGTACCTTTATGTTAGCTGCGGATGATACCGTCTTCCATATATCCCATGAACCGAAGACTGTCTGAGCAAACTCATACTCAGTTGGATCAGATGGAGCTAACTGTAGGTATAGCTTCTGTAATGACAAGTACATCTTGCCGTGAGCCTCTAAGTCCCTATCCTTAAGTGTAAAGATAGCATCTTCGGTATCTGAATAACATAACTCATAAAACAAACTTTTGGTTTTTGTCTTACCGTTAGATCCTTTAAAGTTTTCGTATTGGTACATCATAAAAGTTAGTATACCACGAGTGTAATATATTTGTCAACACCTAAATAAATAATTTATTAAAAGTATTCTTTTATTATTGACAGGGGTGGTAATTGTGTGTATAATTCCATTATAGCTGCGGAGGCAGCCTATATATGTATATACTATAAGTATACCAAGGTATCTCCTGTTAGTATAACGTATAATCCCTTGGTCTATTACGGTTACTCTATACCACATTGTACTATGGTATTGGTAAACTACCGTAAAGCTTAAGGACACGTTCAGATTCTACTGTAAAGCCCACCCTAGGTAAATCCTTCGGTGGGTTTCTTTTTTGAGAAGACTACTTTGGCATCCCTAGAAAAATATATAGAAAATCTTGAGGTGCATTGTACATACAACAGGATACCCCGTGCACCCCCTGTCACCTCTGTAGATATTACGATAAGATTTAGCCCCCTGTCAACTGAATGTATTTACTTTTGTATAATCTGTGGCAAATATGTGACAATGGTATAAGATTTATCATAAGGGAA